GGATATCGCGCCCGGCACGGAGTTCGGTGTTTGGAAACGTGGCGTGCTGTGTATGTGGGCTGACTGCGGTCTACCTGCCGTCGGCGTTGACATCACGCTCGACGATTACGTCATCTACGCCGACCCGCGGTGCCTCGAACATTCCGGCGACGAGTGCGCCAACGTGACTCTCATCAGATTCAACGACGAACGGTTGACATATCAGAAGGAGGACTGCGATGAGTGAACCGACAACTTTCAGCGAGCCGGAGCCGGTCCCCGGTTTCTCTACGAAGATCGACACCGGCCTTATTGACCAGCGGCTCCCCGTCGGCGAGATACTCGTCGAGGTGTGGGCCGACGGGCAGGTTCACCTCGCGTTCCGTGAAGAGCCTCACCACGGCTGGCCTAAGGGCGCATGGACGGTCCTCCCCGGATCGTTCCAGTAACCTACGACACGGACGGTACGCAATGAGTACACTACGCGGAGGAGTGATTATGGCATCGCTTGTTGACCGCCTCAGGCTGAACCGGAACGCCGTCGATTACTCGACCGCGGCGATCATGGAAGAAGCGGCGCGTGAGATCGAGCGCCTCCTTGATGAGTGTGATGCCTTGCGGCAGGCGAACCAGTACCTCGGGGTGTATACGCCCTCGACGGACTGGCCCGACGACGCCTGACCGTCATCATCCTGTAAACTAGAAGCCCATGCGAGTGTGTCTCGTAGCGGTCGCCGCCGCTACACTCACGGTCTCGGCGTGCGGGGCAGGAGCCTCCTTTCCGGTGTATCCCACAATACCCGAAGCCTCCGCCCCGCACGCCGGTCAACCTGCCGCAGAACCGTTCTCTGCTCCCCCTCAGAGGGCGCTAGATTCAGTTCTAAGGAGCGTTCAGCCCGATCCGGCCCGGTTGCCGCACACGATGCCTGATCCTCAGCCTCGACCGCCACAGCGTTCCGTCGTCGCGGCAGAGTTGCCGCCGCACCGATCGAGCGCCCCGGAATGGCGGTGCGACGAATGGGTCGAGACCGCGGTGGACGTCGGGTGGCCCGAGGAGCAACTCCCTAAACTCTCCTACGCGGTGTACCGGGAATCGCGGTGTGATCCGGGCGCGCAGAACACGGACGACCCGACCCGCATCGGTTCGCTGGGCCTCATCCAGATCAACGGGTTCTGGTGCCTGCCGTCACAGTATTGGCCGGAGGGCTGGCTTCAGACTCACGGCATCCTTCACGAGTGCGACGAGTTGTTCGACCCGGAAACGAACCTGCGCGCCGCGCTGGCGATCTGGGAGAACTCCGGTTGGGGACCGTGGAATCTCTAACGGTCGCCGAGGTCTGACTGGTTATCAGCCTTACACCGTGAGCACTTGATGAGCCACGGTGCGGTGACGATCTCAGCGAGGAGGCGTGAGCAGTTCGCGCACCGAACCTTGTGGCGGGTCTTGCGCTTTGACTCGGGCTTCGACCGAATCTCCGCGTACGGGTCCGGCGGGATACTCATGTCGCTTTCTGTACCCGGAAGTTCTGCGCGAAGATGACACGGTCCGCGGAGTCACGTTCGAGCGGGAACGGTGACTGAATCGCGGCGACACGGTGATAGCGGGTCGCGGTCAGCGTCTCGTTCAGGATGCCTTCGAGCGCGGTCCACACCGACAGCGCGAGCGTGTTCGCCGACGAGTAGCCGGGTGCGCGGACGTTCACCTGAATCCTCGGTTGCTCGACTGGCGGCATAGCGTCGCCGCCCATCGTCGACACCGGCGTCTCACCGCCGTACTCGTACAGAGCGACGCAGGTGTCCGGCGTGTCGGGGAGACGTCCGAGGAACAGGTTCGTCCCGAGCGTTAGCGAACCGACCTGCGCGGCGACGTAAGTGCCGAGGTCGTCGAGCATTGCCATCAGCCAGTCCCCCTCGCCGCGATCACGTTGTAATGAGCGCGGATACGGTTCACGAGTTCCTGCGGGTACTTCGCCGTCTCAGCGAGGAACGGGAACTCCAGATACTTCGGTGAACCGCCCGGCGTGCCGGGTGCGGTTGGCCCGGTTCCTTTACGACCTGCGCTCTTGTTCCCGTCGCGTGCCGGGTGGAACAGGTCGAGTCTCTCATGCTGATACAGGGCGTACGGGGTGCCGTACCTGATCTCGACTTCGGGGCTGGCGGTGCCGATGCCGCGTGTCTCGTAGGACATCGAACCTTTCAGGTCGCTGAGGTCGTCCGGAACCAACTCTTGCGAGGCGTCACCGATCTGGTTCGCGGCATCCCAAAGAGCGCGTCCCAGCGCGTACTGGACTGCTTCGCGGTTCGCTTCAAGCGCGTCAGCCAACTCCCGCAACCCGGTCACCCTGATCTCTGTGCCGCCCTTAGCCATCAGCCATCCCCTAACGACACGACGACGAACTGTTTCCCGTGCTCATCCCACCGTTCGTCGATCTCAATGATCGGACGAATCGACCCGTCAGGGAACTCAATCTCGTCACTCAACCCGAGCGACAGCGTTGACGACGGAATGTACGCCTTGTATTCGATGACCTTCTCGTTACGTTCGAGGTCGGCGTTCTCGGTGGTGACCTTCTCGATGTACGCGGCGTACGACGTCGCGGCACCCGAATACTGGGCCTCGCCGTAGTTGTTCAGCGACGACAAGACACGGATGTTCACCGACCGTGTCGTGAGCGGCTTCAGCGCCGTCAAGAACGCCGTCGACGCAGGCACCGTCAGTCCGCTCCCGGACCGAAGTACTGGACGCCGCGAATCGTCTGCGACCGTCCGCCGTCACGCACGTTCTCGAACTGGCCGGACGAGAACCAACCGCGGAAGATGTCGGAGTTCTCCTCGTCGATCTCCTTGTCCGAGATCGTGATGCCGCCCGCGTACGGAATCGGGACACCGCCCTCGCGACCGGAGAGTTCCTTCAGCGACGACGCCTGCTCGCGGTACGCCTTCGCTCGCTGACTCATCGAGACCGACAGGTCACCGATCTGCTTGTCGGCTTCGCGTGCGAGTTTCGACGCGATCGTCAGACAGCACCGGTAGGCGGCGTCGTACAGCGCGGTCGTGCCGGTAGACGTCCCCGATGCTTCGGTGTTGACCCATGCGATCTCCTCATCGGAGAGCAACTGGTCGGTCGTGTCGGTGTCACCGATCAAGAACCGGATCGCGTCACGAGCGTTCGCGGCAGGGTCACCGGCGTAGGTCCAAGTCACGAGATGCTCCCGTCATACGACACGACCTCAGAGCCGGATAGCCCGACTCCTGCGGCGGTGTTCTCCCACCGCGAGTTCCCGGCATCCCAGTAGAGACGGTCACCGTCCTGAAGGTTCGACAGGTAGACATCCTCGGTCTCGGTGAGTTTCGCGCCCCATGTCGGACGAACGACGAGCGTGCCGTTCGACTTCGAGTTGACCGCGAGCGCGACCGTGACGATGTTGTTGGGCGCGGACGGCGCGGTCGCAGTCAACGCGCCTGCCGTCGTCGACGACGCGAACAGGATGTCGCCCGCCGAGTAGCCGCTCGTGTCGACGCTCATCAGTTTGCCGAAGTGGAGGACATGGAAGAAGTCGCCGACCTCGGCATCCTTCGCGGCGAGTCCGAGGATGCGCTTCGAGTCATAGGTGCCGTCAGCGGTGAACGGACGGACGAGGATGTGACCGGACGCGCCTTCGGTGCCGTACGCGTAGACCACCTGCCCGCGTGTCACAGCGGCGTCTGCCTTGACGTAGTAGTAGACCTCCTGCCCGATGTGCGCCTCGACAGGGACGTTCGACCCGTTCGACAGGTACAAGTGGACGGTCTCATAGGTTTCGTCCCACGCCATCTGGCCGACGTCGGAGATCGGCTCATTGTTGGCGACGTCCATTCTGATCTTGCGAGTCTCTAACTCGCCGACCAGCCCGATGTCCTTAGTGATGCGGTTGCCTTGTGCCATCTATCTGTCTCCGAGAATGACGAAGGTCGGGACCGGGACCGTGGTGGACCCGATCCCGACCTCAGCCGGTAGTTCAGTTGCTAGGTCAGGCGACCGCGTTGCTGAAGAAGTAGCCGAGCGGCGAACCGACGACCTTGAAGT